CTGGAAATCCATTAGGCATAATTCACCTCTATATCATTTCTCCCATAGCTGGTGGGGGAGTTACTTCCTCTCTAGGCATTGCTTCTCTGGGAGGTGTTATCTCCCTAGCTCCTGGAGGAGCAGCTTCGGGAGCAGCAGGTGCTAACTGAGCCTCCAAAGCTCCTGCTGCCTTTTCATAAAGAGCAGCGGTATCAGGGTCTCCAGCATCCCTGAGCAACCTAGCTTCCTCTTTGTAAGCTGAAATTAGGGATATGGTAATAGCTATTGGATGGTTAAGAGCATCATCTCTCCTAGCTCTAGCTTGTTCCCTAAGGGAATCCTTAATCTCAGGGAAGAGTTTGTCCATTGTGGTGCTGGTAGAAAGTCTGAATTGGGGATTTACCATCCTAGCTACAGTTACCCTTTGAATCAGGTAACCAGGTATATCAATGTTGAAGGTAACATCAAACTCCAAGTCTTTTGGCATATCAGCAGGCATCTTAAATCCATAAGGTTTATACCCATGTTTCCTCATCTGACCTAGCCAGAAGTTATCAATATCCGATAGTAGACCTTTGACAGCTTCGTGGTAGGGAGTTAGCACCTGCATAGCAGCAGAAGCTACTTGGGACATAGCATAACCAGTTATTTGCTGTTGGATATTACCATATAAACTCCAAGGGAATAAACCACGCTGCATCATATTCTGGTAGTCAAAAAGAATTGACAGCAATTCTATTGGTATTGGAGGAGTTGGTAATGGAGTATTATTCTCTTCTGGAGTTCCTCTAAAGATAGCTCCTCGCTTAAACAGGTCAGCCTGTGTTAGGATTGGAGTATCACCTCTGGATTGCTCAAACCATCTAGGATTGGCGGTATCACGGACAAGTTGTTGACCATAGGTTAACATTTTATTGAAGTTAGCTATGATACCTTCATCAGTAGCAATAATGGATTCTCCATAATGCTCCTGCCACTTTGAGCCTGTGGTTAAACTACCTTTATCAGGAAGTCCTCCAACTGGCGAGGTGAAGATTGGAATGACCTCTAAATCAAGCTCCTTGGTTGCTGGTTTAGCAAACTCCCTACCCATAATAATGGCGTTGATTACATCCCCATCAACATCAAATCCCCAATAGTCATAAAGAGTAGTTGGGGAGACAAAAGGACTTCTTAGAGTCCAACCCATCGTCCTAGCTTTCATGTTAGCTGCTGCTGCGGATAGGGGATAAATATGAGCACATTCGGTTTGACCATCAACACCAAACTCAGAGAATACCTCTGCTGGATGCCAAACCTCAGCTATTAGGTTATCATCATCAGCTAGAACAAGGACAGAATACCAACCAGTTGCTAACATGAGGGAGATAAGGTCTCTTATCCAGGATTGCCGACCTCGCTTCCTATAACTCTTTTCTATTTGAGTCCACCTCTTGGTTACATAGCTTTCTAGGTAGGAAGCACCAGCTACCTGGATTGGTTCTAGCTCCTCGGACGATATTCTATGAGCTATGATGCTGGAGGTTAAAAGGTGCAAGGCTAGGTTATAACCTGCTCTAGGGTCATTGGAAACTACAGACTCCATACCCTCCTGTTCAAGCTCATCCTTGAGGGTGAGTATGTCATACCAAGTCTTGAATTTAAGGTGTCTAGTTCCCCAATTCCTTCTCAACCTATTGCATTTGGTTATTATATTATCAACTGTTACTGGCATTTAATACCTCCTTACCATTTCCATCCCGACTTACCAAGACAACCTCTTATGGTTGGATTAGGATTATTACAAACAATTCCTATAGCTACGGAGTCGTGGATGTCATCTGCTCCTACGGATAGAGCTTTATCACCTATCTGGCGGATGTTCCTTAGCTCCGTGATAAACTCTATGTCATGGACTACCATATCAGGTAAAGCTCTATGGAGACTGGCTAACATATAGTCTTTGGTTCTAGGTCCAGTTAGCCATCCAGGTTCGCTACTAATCCTACCACTAACTACATCCCTTCTATAGTAGATATTGCTCCATTTGATAATTGGTGCTATACCTAATCCATGAGAATTAGCCTCCCAGGTAATCATAGCGTTCCTGTAGAATTTAGCAGCCTCCTTAGCTTTAGCAACAGTTGGTTCTAGGGAGTATAAGCCAGCATCCCTAGCACAATACTTCCAGTGGTCATTTCCTGGTTGTGGTGTCATCAGGACAGTAATTGCTGTTTGGGTAACCTTAGCTTGTCCTGGGTCTATGGTTACAATATAGCTTTTACCTTCTTCTGGAGGAAACCAAATATTCAGTCCATCCCTATGAGTAGAAGCAGGATGGCATCCTCTAGCTTTTTCATTAACCACTACAGGGTCATAGAACATATCTCCTGTAGCTAGGAAGCAGGATACACTATCCTCAGGGAATTCCTGAGCAAATAGCATCCTAGTTTCACCAGTCCTCCTGAGAGACTCCTTCTCCTTGATTTTCCACCTACGCCACCTTATTTGGTCATAGCTTAATCCCTTATTAACTACCAGCAATTCCTCATCCTGAATAAGGTTGAACTCTGGCTTATTGGTCTCTGATATATGCCTAGCAATACGGAAGTCTCCCAATGGTATTGTATAATCTAAACACATCCACCAAGGATAAAAATGTGGTGTGAAAACACTGTTTCCTTCTTCGGCTAACCTAAACATCTCGCAGAAATCACTATCTTCACCATTAGGAGTGCCAAATACATCCACCGTGCCATCTGGAGGAACTCTATCCATAGCTGGAGCAAATATCCTCTCTGTAGACCCTATCGCCCAAAAAGGAAACTCATCGCAAAGGAGGTGGTGGATGGTTTCTGCTCTACCAGCTACATAACTCCTAGCTGATGCAATATAGATGGAGCTTTTGGTGATAACCCTACCATTAACATAGAATCTAAAGGTTTTCTCATAGGTGGAATCGTGATGGATGGTGGGAAAGCCTGGTATCTCTAAGGAAGCTAGATGGTTATAAAAGAACTCCACCTTGCTCAACAAGCGTTCGGTGATGAAATCCTCATAAGCAATAAGGACGGTGTTGGTTCCTGGAACTGTTAGGGTATCAACCAAGCGTTCAGCTAACTTTATGGAGCTATGACCTGCCTGAGCAGGTTTTACATCAATGTCCCTACCAGTTTCAGTGGCTATAACATCCTGCTGTATGGGGTTAAGGATAAATGGAACCCTTTGGCGTTGTTTGTTTTCAATCACCAACAAGGTTTCAATAAACCTTTTCTTGTCAGCAAAAAGTTCCCTGAAGGTTTGTTCAAGGTTAATTATAGCCACTACTTTCTCCGCCTTGGAAGCCTCCTCAGTGTGGTGGCTAGTCTTGCTCTCCTACCCCAAACACCAGGCTTCTTAGCCCATCTCCTAGCCAAAGTCGCAGTAGATACACCTAGAGATTTAGCTTTTGCTCGGAAAATCCCAGGTCGCTTGATAGCTCCTTTAATCCATTTCCTCTTAGCCATCCTCTACCTCCTTTATCCTGCTATATAGGAGTTTGATAAGTCTCCTTATTATGTCAACTTCTCTTTCTACAATATCCAAACGCTGGTGGACTTCATCAACGATATCCTCTACCTCTCTTGTATCTTTGTCCACGAAGTCCAATCCTGGATATTTGTGCCTTCCTAAGATTTCGCCTCCCAGCTATCCTTTGTCGGAGGGTTGCTCTAACTCCCTTTGCCATTTAACCACCAAACAAGGTTATATATACCTGTGCCAAGAACACCTAGTCCAATTAAAATACCAACCAGCATCCAATAATTCCTAGATAACTTTTGCTGTCGGCTATAAAGTCTACCTACATCAACTTTGACTTGTTTGATTTCCCCAACCAAACCTTTATCATCGGTATTGGGGATACCAAGGAGAATTGTCCTTAATTCTATGACCGCATCATGGGTATCCTGTATTAACTCTTCTGGTGTTTTACCCACCCCTTTGCTCCTTTATCTCCAAATAGCGATAATTACAATCACGGCATTTCCATAATACCTGATTCCTCTTCCTATCAATATGTGCTATGACCATCGGCTTATGGCAATAAGGACACTCCATCAGTTTCCGCCTTTATAATTAGTTCCCTTTTCTCTTCTCGCAAGGTGAAGGTCAGTTTGGTAAAGTCAAAAGGTTCGTCAGATTCTACCTCACCAACCAACTGCTTGATAAGCATTAGCTGTTGAGGAGTGTAGTGATTCCTTAGCTTTAGGAGGTATTGATGTTCCTGGGGAGATAATGCTACACCTGTAATGGCTTTAATAAGGATATCAAAATCCTTTTGTAGAACCATGTGGTAGTTGCGGGTAAATTCAATATTGATATATTCGGAGCTAAGTTGCTTCCTTGCTTCAACTAAACCTACAGTATCCAGTTCATTAAACTCTGGGTCTAGCTCCCGCCAACGCTTAACACTCCTCATGGAGCATTTAGCCAGGTTCATAGCTTCCCTCACGGAAAAGCCAGCTACCCTAAAGCCAAGATACTTTGACCTCTTGGTATCATCCTGACAGAAGGGTATCATTACCTGACTGATATTCTCGGCATCACTCATCGCTATATCCTTGACCTATTCTATCACATTTCAAGTATTATGTCAAGTTAGCTTATGTCAAGTTCTATAAAGAATTATAATTAACATTAAATAAGTATTGACAATTAGTATAGAAAGGTGATATAATGATAATGGAGGATGATAAATGGATAACCACCCATGTAAACCTTGTGATGAGGAGAAAGCTATAGGACAGTTTAAGCTCCAGCTAAATGGAGTATTCCAACCATTTCACGGCTATGGACATGATGTATATATACCTGAATCCATAAATCAAATAACAGAATTAGCTTTACGACTTCATAGGAGGCTTAATGGTGAGGATATACCAATAGGAGATTGATAATGGATGTCCGGGTGACATGGTGTAAAAGAACAGCTAAATGCAGGTATTGTGATAAGGATATAGAAAAAGCT